ACAGGTTCTGGAATCCAGCATCTGCAGTCTTGGTGTCCGTGTAACGGAGGTTTGGCTGAAGCAATGCTTCGTACTTCTCAAACAAAGTCTGAGTTGTCAACAAGGTGTCTGGGTGGTCATTACCAACCGAAACGCTGTTGTAAGCGGTGCTCATTTGCGCAAGAGTCAAAGCAGTTGCAGTGTTCTCTTCGTATGACTTCCACCATGTGTAAGTGTTCGAGTCAATTCCACCAACAGTGTTGCCGGATTCAACCAAGTTACCAAGACCGTTCCAATCCTTTGAACTGTTACCAGTTCCATCAGAGAAGAACATCTGGTTGAAAGACTCACGCATTGACTCTTCTGCATGCATAATCTTGGCTTCGAGCAAGTTAATGATTTCTTGTTCACCGTTGTTCTTGGCTTCTTCAATACCGCTAATTGCGATGGATGCAGCGTACTGCTTCCATTCAAACTCAGCAGCCGAGATGCCTTCTTGTGGTGCCAATGACAGCGAATCATATCCGCTGTATGAAGCCACAGTTGAGTTCTTGCCGTAGATGAGTGGTTCAACAATCTTTGTTCCACCGTTGAGCATGCGAATGCGGCCCTTGTCCATCAACTGGTAGGTCAAAGGACGTGCGGTGAACACGTTGTCAGTTAGTTGCGAACGGTAGTTCGCAAGGGTGGTTGTGAGCAACTGGTCAAAGTTGCTATTGGCTGATGCCATAATGATTTCTCCTTAAATAGAACGCTAAACGCTTAGTTGCCGTTTTGCGGCTTCAAATGCGTCTCGCAATGATGTGATTGGTTTTGCTGATACATCTGCAGTCTTTGATGTTGCACCACTAGAAACAACTCCCGCCTGACGCTTAGCCTCTGTGACTTTCACCTTCTCTTCATCTCGTTTAGCAATTTGCTTACGAGCAGAAAGTGATTGGTCATAAAGACGGTCAAACGCAATTTGTTTGTAGACTGATTCCAAATCAGTTGAACCCGTGGCTAACGCCTTGGCAACAACTTCATTAGCATCAAAATCTTCTCCGTATCGGTTTTGAAGAGACTGCACCTTCCGTTCCAACTCATTCATTGCTTTATCTTGTTCAAAAGCCTGAATGCGTTGTTCCAGTTGTCGGTACTGCTTTTCAACAGGGTCTTGCCACAGGTCTTCCTCTTCGGAAGGTGTCTGCGCTACACCGTAATGTTGTGAAAGCAGGCTTAAAGTACCTTGAGGGTCGTTTTGCAAGGCTTCTTGCAAAGCGGCACCAAACTGTACCTGTCTCCTTTGCTCACTGAGTTCCTGTGTCTTACGAGTGTAATCCGCTTGACGCTGGTATCCAGAAAGCGCCTCTTTGAGTGGCACACGAATTTCCTCACCATCAACTTGGACAGAAACATACTTGTCTCCAAACTCGTCAACAGGAAGCAAATCAATCTGCTCATCCGTTAAGGCATCAACTACATCTGCAACTTCCTGAGATTGTCCTAGGTCCTCTAGGGTCTCTTCTGTTGTGACTTCATTGCTATTTATATCGCTCATTTAAGAGTCCTCCGTGGGTTGCTCTATTGATAGGGTTTATTCGTTACATTCCCGGCGGTATTCCACCTTGCTGTGCTAACAACGCCAAGATTTCTGGTGGTAATTGACCCCCACCCATTTGTTCCACTCCAGCATCAGAAGGCATTCCACCCTGTGGTGGCATACCCTGTGGAGGCATTCCTTCTGGTGGCATCATTGCCTCTGGTGGTAAAGCGCCTTGTGGAGTTACAGGCTGTGCAGGCATTTGTGGCTGCACGATAAACGAAGCAGCAGAACGAATACCAAAACCGTACTGCAATACATAGTTAGCCAACTTAGGCATGTCAATAATCCCCGCAGAAGCAAACGGTGCCATTGCGTCAACCACCTGCATTGCCATCTGACGACGGAATGACTCGTTGACGGGCTGAGTTGACCCACCTTCTACCTCAAAGTCAAACTCGCCCTTGATATAGTCCCTGTCAAATTCCAACCAAAGCGGTTCAGCCTCTGAACCTTGGATTCGTACAGCCTGCTCACCCGTGAGATACTGTTGAGCAAGCATAATCAGACGCTTGGCAATCTCAGCAATACTAAGTTCAATGATTGCCAACTTCTCTGATGAACGAGCATTGGCGTTGTCCTGAATGATGCCAGCCTCAGTCGCTGTGCGCCTGATTTCCGGCAAACCACCACGCATGTACTCCGACACACCAGATACACGGTCAATATCTGATGAAATTAGATTTGACTGGTTGTAGAACTCTGGTGGGCTAATAACCGCTGGCATTGGTCCAACAACATTGGCAATGTTCTCATCTGAAATCACAGGAACCATCACATTGTCCTCATCGGACTCAAGTGCTGCACGACCATCAGCGTCAAAGGCTGATTCCTTGTACAACCACTTGCGTGAGAACCGTTTACGGTGATTCATCATCTGTGTACGAGTTTGGTTCAGTTCCTGTTGCAGAGGCTCGATTGCTTCCAACTCTCCCATTGGGTAGAAGTGTTCAGGAATGTCATAGTTGCGAATCATCACAAACGGATGACCATAAGCAAATGGAATCTTTGTTGGTGCAATCAAAAACTTGTCTGTGCCATTACAGAACACCGACATGGTGTTTCTGTCAATGTCGTACCACTCCCAGATTTCAACATATGAGTCATTTGGGTCACTTGAACGACGAGGGGAATAACCATCCTGACCGTACTTAGAATAATGTGAAGGTGAAGCCTCTTTACGGGCTGTGGAGTTGTATCGCTTGTCCTTCTTAATCTCTGGCAAAGGGCGACGGATGCGTTGTGCAATCCATTTAATGTCATGCATGTTTGTGGCATCCGGGTCAACAAAAATATCAAACATTGAAACACGCTCAACAAATGGGCGGTCTTCCTTGATAATCATGTTTGACTCAACTGCAGATTCAACACGGTCTTCGGCTAGTTCATCAAAGTTGTCAAAGTTTGGAATTGCCTCATCTGCAACCATTTCTTCTTCAATGAAACGGTATCCAGTTTTAATCCAACCATGACCACAAATCAGCATGTCTTTTACTGCACGACGCAGTTCTTTCTGACAGTCAAAATGTTTCCACCAATAGTTGATAATTGCTTCTGTAACAACAGCCTTGTCGCTATCTTCGTAGCGACGAGCATTAACTGAAATCTTTGGATAGTTAATAGAAACAGATGGTGCAACAACGTTGATTGTGGCAAAAGCAATGTTTACCAACAGTCGGTCTTCTTCCGAAACACCCTTGTACTGCTTACCACGATACATGTCAATCATGCGTCGCCATACTTCGTCATGGGCTTCCTCATGGCGCCAACGACGTGACTGTTCTAACTTGTCACGGTACTGCTTAAGTATTTCACTGTTTGCTGTGCGTGCCATCAGTCTTCCTTCTTTCCTTCGTGCCAACCAATATGGTTATCAAGTTTGCTAGCAATCTTGTCAACTTTTGTCCCAACCATCCGAAGAAGGATTTGTCCTTCTGCGTGTTGGGAAGTATTTTCTTTCCTAAGTTTTTGTAATACCACAACGAGCGGTCCTGAGATAATTGCGACAACAATCGGGACCCAGACCATCTCCATCTCAAACCCAACGACTACCTACTGGCTCGGCATTAATGCCAGCCTCTTTGGCTACACGGACTTGTTCATCTGCCCGCTCCTTCACGGTTGGGCCGTGAAAGTCTTCTTGCCCATAAGTAAATCCAAGACGGACTGACTTGATATGGCATTTGAAACAAATTGAACCACGACGAGGCAATTCATCTGCCTCAAAAGTCGTCAAACACTCTAAACAGCGGAATTCTTTCATAACTATATACCTAGTTCGTTACTCTCGTACATTGAATGCACCAATTGGAGTGCGAACTTCCTGTTTTTCACGGATAAGGAACTTTTCCCACCAACCCAGAGTATTCCGAATTGGTTCTGCGTCAACCCTATATTCCGGCAACCAGACATATTTGAGCATCTGGTTGGTTATCGCCAGTGACATAACACGGTCGTCATGGGGTGAACCATGCATCTTTCCATTGGCTTCACGAATAAAAGTTCTTAGTTCCGCAATTGAGTTTTTGTCATAAACATGAACGCTTGCATCACGGATTGCAGCGTTCAGTTCGTCAATAGCCAAAGGCTTAGAAACCGAAGTGGTTCTCCACCCCATAGTGTCGCTAATTTGTGGATTCCTACTGTTCATCTTGCGCTGTCGGTATAAGTTCTTGTATCCAACTCGCTGTAAACCCTTAATCGTTGTAAGACCGTGGTTGTTGGATTCAACGCCAATAAGAGAGTAGTTGTAGTAATGACCCAAAGCCCTTAGCACCTCTTCTCCAAAAACGTCTGGGTCAACATGTCCATGCCAATGAGCAACTAACAGACCAGTGGTAGCAGAAATCACATGAGCAGAACTGTAGTCTCCGTGTCCAAGACCTTCTGCAACGTCAGCACCAATTACATAAACTTCTTGCCTGTCTGGGAACTCCCAAATAGAAAGTTCACCACCATCTTCAATAAATGTGTAGTAGTTCTTACCCATTTCATTTTTTAGATATCCACGCTTAGGTTCAACTAACTGGATTGCCCTAAGAGCATCAAGGTCAAACACGGGAC